ATTGCATTAAGTGACAATGTAAGTTATCCTTGGTTTGCACCTGCTGGCGTTAGACGTGGTGGTATTACCAATGCTTCTTCTGTTGGTTATGTTGACCAAAATGGTGAATTCCATTCTACTGCGTTGAACAATGGCCAACGTGATGCATTAGCGTCTATCCATGTAAATCCATTAACTTATATTTCTGGAACAGGTTTGGTAAACTATGGACAAAAAACACGTCAATTGGTTGCCAGTGCATTAGATAGAATCAATGTTGCTCGTTTGGTTATCTATTTGCGTGTTCAATTGGCTAGAATTGCCAAGCCTTATATATTTGAACCAAATGATACCATTACTAGAAATGAAATACAAAATGAAATCAATTCATTTTTGTTAGAATTGATGGGACAACGGGCACTGTATGATTACGCAGTTGTTTGTGATTTAAGCAATAATTTACCTTCCACTATTGATGCTAATCAATTATGGATTGACATTGCAATCAGCCCTGTAAAAGCAATAGAGTTTATCTATATTCCTTTGAGAATAGAAAATACTGGCGCTATTACTGGCGGTAAGTAAAAACATATTGGGCATTAGTGAAATAATGCCCAATATTGCTATTTAAAGCACACTTCGGTGTGCTTTTTTATAAGCTTGCAAATACATTCTTTAAATCATCAACCGTGTTTATGAAAATGGCACCACGGTCCTCGGCATCTTTTTTCTTAGCTGAGAAATATTCAAAATCGGCACTATTTTTGAATATGGTACCATAATCTTCATAGCATTTTAATCTATAGTCTATATCAAAACCCTCATTTAGCCACTTTAGCTCTAAATCTGGAAATTCTTTCTTTGCTGTCATTACTGCATCATCTGCTGTATTGGCGTGGTATTGTTTGTACACTGATGTGTTATTTTGTCCTTTGAAGGCCGCTGTGAATTCACTCATGCAGCCACCCCATCGGTTAATTGTTTAACGATTACGCTACCATCTTTTTCAACGCAACGTATAAAACGCCCGGATGATGGAAATTTTCTAGTAACCCAATCCTCCCGGACTACTTCTTGTTCATCAATCGCATATGAGGTATAAAAAGATAGCAAATCATTTTTTTCTTGTTCAGTTAAATTAATCAAGGCAATTACTCCATCAATTCGTTAAATTCTTTTTTAAGACCGGCTAATTCTAGCTCCAATGAAGCTAACTTTTCATCAAGGGGTGGAACAACAAGCAGTGATACCAAGCCTTTTTCTTTCAAATATGCACGTTTTTCTTCGTCATTTGAAAATACCCTACCATACTCTTCGATTTGTTGAAGCCTTATTTCTATACTGGGTCCTTCGTGTATTGTCGTTACCTGTAAATCTGGGTAGTCGGCCCTTGCTCGTTCCAGTGCTTCATCTGCGGTACCAATGTATTGTGCATAAGTTTTCTCACCAGTGCTTGGGTCTTTCATAAAAGCTGTGTATTCGCTCATAAGTAATTTCCTAATTAAAAAAAAATATACTATAACCTGAAAAATACATAAAAACAACTCATTTTTTAAAAACCAGCAAAATAACCTAAATACATTAAACTTAATGATTAGGAGAATATTATGTCAATAGCTGCATTAGCAAATTTTACAGTTCCGTTAGCATCTGACCAGAGTGCTAGCTCACAAGGCTTATTAATGCCTAAACTGGCTTATCGTTTCAGAATTTCTTTGGAAAATTTTGGGGTATCTGGCTCAACCACTGAATTGACTAAACAAGTTTCAGAAGCTGCTCGCCCAAGAGTTACATTTGACCCACAAACCATCGATATTTATAATAGTAAAGTAAATTATGCTGGCAAACCAAAATGGGAAACATTTACTGTTAAGTTGCGTGACGATGTAACGGGTGCTGTTAGTAAATTAGTCGGCGAACAAAACCAAAAACAATTTGATTTCTTTGAACAAAGTTCAGCTGCCAGTGCTGGTGATTATAAATTCACCATGAGAATTGAAATGCTTGATGGTGGTAATGGTGCAGACACGCCAGTTGCTTTAGAAACTTGGGAATGCTATGGTTGTTTTTTAATATCAACTGACTACAATACCACACAACTGGCCTATGGTTCAGCTGCACCAATTACAATATCTCTTACTATACAGCCTGATAACTGTGTTCAAGTTGGTCCTACTGCAAGCCTTGGTGCTCCTGGCTTTACCCAAAAACGTAATACAACTGCTGCATTGGGTGGTTAATAAGTGGCGTTCACACCGAATAAATATCTAACTGATGATTCGAATGTCTATCTGCGTGACCAACAACACGCAGCTAGGCTGTTTGTCGACGACCAATTTAGATTAGCACCAAAACATAAATTTCTATTTCATGTTGCTTTTAATATAAATTTAGCAGCATGTGGTGATTCTACCTTAATCAATCGCCATAGAAATGAAATTAATATGTTGGTGAAATCGGTGGCTCTACCAAGTTTTGTAATAACTTCAGATATTGTTAATCAATATAATCGAAAAAAAGTCATCCAATATCAACATAAACCTGGTGATATTCAGATGACTTTTCATGATGATAATATGGGTTTAATAAACCAAGTATGGCAAAATTATTACAAATATTATTACGCTGACCCAACGTCGGCTGAATCCAGTGGTGCTTATACTAGAAATGCCACTAGGAATTTTAATTTTATAACCTCGCCGTATGGTTTGGATAATGGTTCTACGGCACCATTCTTCAATTATATTACCATATACCAAATGGCGAGGCATGAATTTGTTAGCTATAAACTAATAAATCCACTTATAACAACATGGGACCATAATAAATTATCATATTCTGATGCGAATGTTAATGATTTTTCAATGACTCTTCAATGTGAAGCAATAGCCTATGGTTCTGGCGCAGTAATCCCAGGGGACCCAGAAGGATTTGCTTTGGAACATTATGATTTAACACCAAGTCCTTTACAGGGTATCCCTAATCCAGACTCGGTGAGTCCATCATTTGTAAGTACAAATACTACCAATGACCCATCTACTCTAAATACCGTTATACAACAAATAAATACGTATCAAAATACACAAACATTGACGGCAGCTGGGACAACGGGTGTTGTTACTAATTTGACTATAAATACACCACCAACGGTGAATGGCTTACAGGGTATTGCATTTCCAGTAGCTCCAGCCACTACACCAACCACTCAAGCAACACCTGTTAATTTGGGGATATAATGTCAAGCAATCTACCTAATGTATTGGAAAGTGATTCAGCAATCGCTGTTAAACAATTCTTTGATAATTTTTTTAATCATCAAGTATCGTTTCCAAGTAATCAAATTGATGCCACGGTGGGGTTCTTTCTTAAACGAGATTTTGATTTAGAATCAGCCAGGTCAACAGCCATTGTGCTTTTAAATCAAGCAAGAATTGATAATGTGAATGTATTTGAATTATTGGATACTATGAAATCATTGACCAATGTTCATCTTAGCCAAATTGTTGCACAGGTATTAAATGCCTCTAGGGACAAAACTAGTCTATTGGGATATAGAATAGAACCAATAGTTAATCAATATGAATCAAGAAATATACTGGTATGAATTTCAGTAAGAGCATATACACACCAAAAAACCCACAAAAATACGTTGGTGTTGGTAAAATTTTAATGAGGTCAAGTTGGGAAACAAACTTTGCAAGGTTTTGTGATACCAACCCAGCTATATTAAAATGGGCAGCAGAACCAATGAAAATTCCATATAGAAATCCGCTAAATGGTAAACAAACTGTTTATGTTCCTGATTTTTTTATTCAATATGTGGATAAGAATAATAAAATCCACACCGAGATTATCGAAATAAAACCTAAAAGCCAACAACTGTTAGAACATGTTGGTAAAAATAAAAACAATCAAGCAATGTGGGTTAAGAATCAAGCAAAATGGCGTGCTGCTGAAATCTATTGTAAAAAACAAGGCATTGTGTTTAGAATTCTCAACGAAGACCAATTATTCCACAATGGTAAAGCTAAATAGCTGTATATATTCAAAAAGGATAACCTATGATTCACAAATTAGAGGAACTGTTAAACCTACCGGAACATAGAGTATTGGCAGAACCAGAAAAACCCACACCAGCTAAATCATATAGACCTATGTCTGATTTTGATAAAATTGATACAGCATTACCGAAAGTTACCGGATTGGGTAAAACTGCCGATAGTGAATTGGATGACATCTCCGCTAAAGCAATGGCGGCATATGAAGATTTAATGGATTTGGGTATGAATGTTGAGGCCAAATATTCAGCTAGATTATTTGAAGTGGCTAGTGCAATGTTGAAAAGCGCTCTTTCGGCAAAATCAGCTAAAGTAGACAAAAAAATAAAAATGATAGACTTGCAGATTAAAAAACATAAATTAGACCAAGATATTATTAAACAATCAGCAACCTTAGTGGCAAATAATGAAACCGCTATAAATATACAAGCCGATGAATTTGTTGTTGAAGACAGAAATACGTTGCTTGCCAAACTTAAAAATGTAAAGTAGGAATTAACATGACAAAATCATTCAAAGAATATTTGCTAGAAAGCAAACAAAATTATGACTTCAAAATAAAAATAGTAGGCGACATCTCTAAAGATGATGCTGATAAAATCAAATCATCATTGGTTAGATTTAAAGTAGAATCATTTTCTGAAGGTAAAAGAACACCTATCCAAAAAACACAAATTGATTTCCCAGATGTTGAAAACACCCAAGTAACTATCTTTGATGTTAGTTTGGCATATCCAGCAACCAGTAATCAAATTCGTGACCTAGTGGCCGATACTTTAAATATTACCCACAGTGAAGTAAAAATCAGAAGCACCAAAGAACAAGAAGAAGACGAAATCAATTCTAAATATGACCAAAATAATCTTTCAGGTGAAGCAACATTGGGCAAACCTTATGAAAAATCTGACCATCAGGCTTTAGTTGGCGATAAACACACCATGGAATTATTAAAAGAACTTGGCAAAACTAAAAAAACTGGAACCCAATATACTGGTGTTAATGATAAAATATTGGCGAAAAAAACACCATGTGAAAAAACTAAAACATCAAAAACCAATAAAGTGACTAAAGCAATTAGCCCTGTTGGTTCAAAACAGAACAAAATACCAGACCCATATACAGGACGTTAATATGAACTTTGCAGACTTATACAAAAAAATATCTAATATTGAAAAAGGCATAATGGAAGATGTTTCATTAGAAGAATGCCCACAGGATGAACACAATACTGCGCCAAAACAAACTAGCTCAGTATCCGCTAGCCTAAACATCAATGGCCAAGGTGCTGATGGTATTAGAGATATGATGGACATCTTGCGTGATATTGAACAACACAAATATGACGATGATGCCGAAGATGATGAAATTATCTTTGGTGATGAAGAATATATAGAAGACGGTTATGAAAACTCTATCATGGGGGGTTCAGAACCTGAAGTATATGGCATTGATGCTGTCACCTTCACCGGCAATGACCTTAATAGCCACGGTGGTAATGAAACACCCAAACCAGCTGGTGGTGGTAACCCATATTCCATTAAAGAAACTCTCATAAGAGAATTAACTAATTTATATAAAGAAGTTAAGTTACGTTAATTGCTATTTTAATGGGCTGATTCTGCGCAGCAAGGTTGGCCCATTATCCCCAAATATAAATACTCCTACTTAACCTGGAATATTTATGGCCGCCGATAATTCACTCACAAAAAAAGCCCACATTAAACAACAGTGGTCTGAAGAACAAATTAGAGATTTACAAAAATGCATGGACCCAAAAAATGGTTATATGTATTTCGCCAAAAACTTTTTCTACATCCAAGCTAAAAATGGCCAAGAATTATTTAAGCCATATGATTATCAAGAAGAGTTGTTAAAAAGTTATCATGAACACCGCTACACTGTGAACCTACTAAGTCGTCAGTGTGGTAAGACAACGTGTGCTACCGCCTATCTTTTATGGTGGGCTATGTTTATTCCAGACCAAACAATATTAG